ATCTTGTCCTTTTACTGGCAATAGTTATGTTATTTGTAAAAAATGTTTAGGAATGAAGGTTAAAAATGAAAAAATGGATTAGTTTATCTGTGTTAGGTGTGTTTGTTTCATTTGTCGGGCTAATTGTTGTTGCCTTTGCACAGTTGACACAAGCCTTACAATCTGATATATTTAATATAGAAACAGATGATGAGGAGTTATTTTAATGCAAACATTTTTGCCACAAGCAGACTTGCATACTTCTGCATATTTTTTAGATAGTAAAAGATTAAATAAGCAAATATTAGAAGGTTATCAAATTCTTAATGTTTTGTCTGGCAAGTCTAAGACTGGTGGTTGGCGAAATCATCCAGCAGTTTTGATGTGGCGGGGATTTGAACGTGGTCTGTGGGAATACATACAGGCTATGATTCAAGAAGCAAAGATGCGTGGCATTAGAACAGAGAACAATGAAGCAAATCTTAATGATTTAAAAGATCAATGCTGGGAAAACTGGGGCAACAATGTTCCATCTTTTTGGAAAGATGAAACTAAATTGATGCGTGTAATAACAACACATCGGGCTAACTTATTTCATAAAGATCCCATATACTATGTAGAATATCAATCTGCAGTATCAAGTCCTTACAATATTCCTTGCTGTCCAGACAAAAAAGAGCCATGCAAATATTATTGGCCTACACATGAGGAGAAAAATGCAGTGGTATAGTTGGGTAATAGGAATTTTAGTTATATTTAATATTTTTATACTGTATAAGGCTGTTAAAATTCAAATGGCATTAACTCAAAGTTTATTAGATAATCAAATTGCTCTATCTATGATGGTTACAATGAAAGAAGAGTTAGAGAATTCGTCTAAGTTTAAAGATGATTCAAATGAAGATTTTATAAAGTTTTTATCTGATTCAAGAGATTGGGCATTTGATTATATTGAAAATACAATGGCAAAAATAAACGAGGTCATTGAATACTGTAGAAAAGAAACAAATCGTGGCGACCTTGGAGATTATCGAACTGGTCCAATTTTGATGAATATCGTTAAACAATTGCGACCTCTTGTTGAACAAAACAAAGATAAGCAATAGTGTATAATAAAAATAGGGTGGTGATTAAATGAATAACGCACAATTAAAGGCTATGGTAGCCTCTTATGGACGTTCAGTTCTTGCTGGTATTGTTGCACTATATACTGCAGGAATTACAGATCCTAAAGACATGTGGGCTGCTCTTGTGGCTGCTCTTGTACCAGTTGTTCTTCGTGCAGCAAATCCAAAAGATCCAGCATTTGGAAAGTTTGATGCAATTGCAAAGGATGTAGATGATGCAATGAAGAATATCAAACCTGCTAAAAAGAAGGCTGCAAAGAAGCCTGCAAAGAAAGTTGTAAAGTAAAAATTAATAGCAGGGCAGACTAACTATCTGCCCTGTTATTTTTATTTGGAGTGCTATGAATTTTGTTTATATATGTAAAGATGGCGATAACGAAGAGTTACGATACTCTATTAGATCTATAGTTAAAAATTGTGATGTAGAAAATATTTGGGTAGTTGGTGGAAAACCTTCTTGGTATATTGGAAACTATATTGAAGTAAAACAAAACTTATCTAAGTATAAAAATGCACATAATAATTTTAAACATATATGCGATAGTTCTGAAATACCAGAAGATTTTATATTTATGAATGACGACTTTTTTATTACAAAACAAACTGAAAATATAACAAATTATTTTGATAGAACATTATTAAATAAAATAGAAAGATATGAAAATATTCTTGGTAGAAATTCTTATATAAATAGAATGAAAACAACACAACAAAAACTTTTATCTATGCAGATTGATACACCGTTAAATTATGAGATACACGTTCCAATGCTAATTAATAAAAATAATTTTAAAAAAATTGTTGGCATAAACCATAACCTTTTATATAGGTCTATGTATGGAAATGTATATGGTATTAAAGGAGATGAAATGGAAGATGTAAAAGTTTATGACTCAGTAAATATGCAGTCTTTGTCCTATGACTATACATCCAATAAATACAACTTTTTATCAACTGAGTATGGATCATTTATAAAATTAAAAAATGATGGGTTTTTTGATACGCTAAATTTAAAAACTAAATATGAGAAGAGTTAAAGAGTTCGTAATACTTATTCTTTAATTTTTCTGGAGCAAAATTATTTGTTCCAATTTCTAGCGCTATTCTTTTTTGTTCTGCTTTATCTTTTAACATAACATATTCATCTATCATTTCAGCCAGTTGTCTTGGATTAGCCCCATACACATCTATTAAGGTCTTTGCTTTAAATTGATCAACTACAGAAGCATCTACTAGCCAATCAGATGGTAGAACTTTATTGTTTGGAGATATGTTTGTCATAAAAACTGGTAGACCGCTTAACAAAGCCTCGTTCATTGGTAAGCAAAGGCCTGCATATCTTCTTGGCAAAACCATGAAATCAAATCCAGAGTACATATCTTCTCTATTTTTTTGATCATTATAATCTATAGTTAGCCTACTATCATTACTACTTATCTCTAATCTAGTTTGTGTTCTTATAACAAGTTCATAGTTTGCTTTTGAATACCTTAGCATTTCTACTACTGTATCTGTTCCATTACGATCCATGGCAGCACGTTTACCACCAATATGAAGAATTCTATTATGTGTTTTAGATATATTTTCTTTTAATGCATTACTAAATATACCTGGAGTAGTTGGTGGCGGTATGTGAACAACCTTTGCTTTTCTACCAAATTTATCTATAACAGACTGTAGTTCCCAAGAACTTGGAGATATAAGAACATCTGGCAACGGCATTTTCTTTTTTACAAGATTGCCAAACAATTCATAGTTATATTGTAAAAATGTTTTTACATTTTTTACTTTGGCTATTTCAATAAACTCTTCATTGTTATAAAATGTTTCACAACTTAAAACTACATCTAGGTTATTTAAAAACTTTTCTATTTCTTTCCCAGTTGGATAGCCAAGTACGTTTGTTACATTATACCCATCATACCATTCTGGATGCTGTACGTTATTGTTGTGTGGGGAAAAATCAATAAGCATAACCTTGTCTGGTTTAAGCATATCTGTTAATTCTTTAGTTTGATAACCTAATCCAGTATTATCAGATCGTGCTATTATTCCTATTCTCATTCGGTATATCCCCATATCTTGTCGTCATCAGTAAACTTTCTTGTACCTTTTCTTCCATCCAAATGAAGAGATCTTTTAATATTTCCTTCTGGATGATATATCCATAATTTATGCTTGTTCCAACCATCCAAGTTAAATGCATCATATGGTGTAATATCATCTTGTATTCTTCCATGTAGTGTGTCTTCAATAAAAACATTATCTGATAAAATTGGTAAAACTTCTTCTCTATAATATTTAACTAATGATAGGTGTGGCCTTTGACTCCACTGACTTGTTTTCATAAAACCATCTTCAATACCAAACATTAAATGTTTATGTGGATTTGGTATCTGTGCTTCAAAGTGAAATCTAATTGTTTTTGCTTTTTCATATTCAATCATGTCAAGACATTTTTGCCAATCAATCTCAGAGTCAGTACAAAGTGGTGCATCTCCCTCAACATAAAGAAGCAATGATGTATTTATTAAGTCAATTGTTTTTTTCATCATTGTGCTTTGATGGCTGTGCTGATCAAAAATTACTGGCAATACATTGTTCCATTCATGCAGACACTTCCAAAGAACTCTGTTTTTAAACTCATCATAATCATTTTTTCGATTTAATCTCTCTTCTCTTAAACCATCTATTTGTAAAATTATTTCATTGTCTTTAAAATGATGCCTAACAGACCTAATTGTTTCATCAAGAATGCTTGTATCTGGGTGGTCTGGTAAAACTGAAGTAACAACTACAATAGTAACATCTCTACTGTGCATAAATATCTCTCATTATCTTAATTGCAAAATCTCTTTTAAACTTAAGCCACCAGCAAACTATCTGGTGCATATTATTTGGATAGTTATCTTTTATTTGATCTACTATATCTTGTAATTTTTTCCAACTATCTATTTTTGGAACTGGAAAGTTATTATTAAACACAAGATCATAAAACTTGTCTCTATCACCTTTAGAATTAACTGTATCCGCAATTGGAACACACATCATCTCTATTGCCTCAAAAAATCTAAAAGAATCTATGCTGACAACTCCAGCAGGGGCTGGAGCAATCCTTGCACTAAATAGATCATTGTAGTATTCAGATGGACTAGAACCCTTTGCAAAGCCATCTGTTGGTTTATATATGGAGTTCTGGATGGTTGGCATCACAGAAGCAAGTTGCTGCCTTCTTTGATGTGTTACCTGTCCAGCAAAACAAACATCTTTTGTTTTTTCAGTATACTCTGGTAAATTATCTTTAAGATGTTTTGGAACGCCTATTGGAAGTTTATTATATCTTTCATGTTTTAGTGTAGGATATTGAATCCAGATAGAAATATTATCATGTTTTATTTTGTTAACATCAAAAAGATTGCATTCATCTCCAGTAATAAACAAAACTACTCTCCCTAATTTGTTTATTTCGTTGTTAACATCTTCTTCATGTCCAACATTTTGAGGACCAGGAATTACAACAAATGCTCTTTCAGATTCTGGAATTGATTGAACTTTAATCTGTTCAATTTTTAGTTTATCAAATGTTTCTTTTAACAATCCATAGTCCCACTTATCAGCAGCGCAGTCTTGTTCGTTAAAAGAATATAAGTATGTTTTAATCATTTTGTAGCCTTAACAAACATCCATTCGTGATGCATATGGTTGGTAAAAACCAAACTATGAAATCCTATATTATTTAATATTTTCTCAATTTCAAACCTTGATGTTTGATAAGAGTATGGAGAGTTTTCTTCTCCAACAACAAACTGAAAGAATAGATTGCCACCAACTTTTAATTTTTCATAAGCAAGTTTTATATAGTTAATTTTTTCTTGGTGCTCAATATGTTGAAAGACTAGCATTGAGTATACAAGATCAAGGTTGTTTGTAAGTTCTTGATACTTTATATTATCTCTCTTAGGTGCAAGTTTTATCATTTCATCAGATATGTCTATTCCATAAAAATTGCATTCTTTGTATATATCTGCAAAAGGAACTAACAGTCTGCCTATTCCACACCCAATTTCTAGAACATTGTTCCAGTCATTGTTGTTGTTTTTTATAAGATCCAAAAATGTTTCGGTAGTTGCCCACTCGTCTGCAATATATTTATACCTTACATCTGGATCTTTGGCAGCGTTATCCCAAAATGCTTTAGATTGGTTCATATAAAAGTTCATATTTATTCTTTGTAAAAATACCAGTGTGCTTCATGATTTTTTGCTAGAAATTCTCCAACATAACCAAAAGATTCTAAATAAGATATTGTATCTTCAGGTGTTGTATTATAATCACGCATACCTAAATCATCATGAATAGATACAAATATTTTTAAGTTATTGTCTCGTAATGTTTTTTCTGCACCCTTGAAAACAAGCAACTCTGCGCCTTCAACATCAATGTTTAAAGCATCTGGAACAATCCCAACTTCTGAAACATAATCATCAAGTTTGATCATTGGAATATTTTCTGTATTTTCATGAATATAAATATACTTATTTCTATCTATGATTGGACCAAGATGTTTTTCTCCCCAAGCATTTAGATTATTGCCTTTACGAACATCTGTAGTTTCATTACTAATTAAGCCTGCATAACACGCTAAAGGATCAACAGAATAGTTTTTATACCATAGCGCATGAATATTTGCCCAAAATTCTGGGGTAGGTTCAATAAGTACCATGTTCTTTGGGCCAACAATATCTGCATAAACTAAATTACACCATCCAGCCTCTGTGCCAATATCAAAAAGGATGTCACCTTTTTTCAAATGGCTTCTCATACTATAAATTCTTTCTTTTTCCCAGTAATCCCATACATCCCAATTTGCTAAAGGTTCGTTTAGTTGAAGACTGTAGTCATAGTTTCTTGTTTCACCTTGACGCAAGTATGGTACAGTTTTCCATTTAATATCTTGTCTTTCAATAAAAATCATATGCCTAACTCCTTTAATATAGTAGCCCATCTGTGAACATATGTATGTTCTTTTTTAGTTCTATTATGACCAAACATTCTGATTGTTTCTCTTTCTTCGTGATGTTCTAAGTAATAATCTATTTTATCTGTTAGGTCTCTGAGATCTCCATGCTTATAGAACACAATTTCTTTTTTATCATAAAAGTATACATCAAGTCCCTTGATATCTGGATAGATTGTAAATCCACCACGACCAGTACTTTCAAAAAGTCTATCGCTAGTATAGTATGGATAACTAAAATTAATGTTTAGACTATCTCCAACTGCTATCTTGCTCTTTGCGTATATACGATTAAGATCATCTCCACGAACAGTTCCAGTATCGCCATCTCCACCAACATGTAAAAATCTTTTACCATATTTTGATCTTAAATAATCTATTAATTCTGATCGGTATGGATATTCTGGATGATACCTTTTACTGCCAACAAAAATTACATCATAGTCAAAATTGTTATAATCATAATCTGGGTGAATATAACATTCTTTATCATAAACTCCAGCAGGCAAGAAGTGTCCTTTTACATTTGTGTTTTCATTGAACCAGTCTGCCATAAGTTTATCTGTAGCAAAGAAGTGTCCAATGGTTTGATAAAAGTTATCTTCTCTAAGATCTTTTTCTCGTTCAAGACCTAGCCAAAGATCAAGATGATACGTCATTGTTGGTATCTTAGATGCTCTAAGTTGTTCTAGCACCATACCCATACCAATTCTTCCTGGAGTGTTCCAGCCATGTGTATGAACCCAAATAAATAAATCTGAATTTAATGCATTTTCTAAAATTACAGAGTCTTTAATAAATCTTTCTTGCAATCTGCAAACGGTATGTCCAAGAGACTCTAGTGAATTAGCATGATGATTTTCACTGCTATAAGGAACTTCAAAGTTACCAAGGAAGACTATATGTGCCATTATTACCTTTCGAATGTTTAATAATTATACATCATTTTGGTATAGTTCGCTTGTTTGTTTATAATAATCAAATATATAATCACCTTTTACAGATGCTGGTGTTTTTGCATCATTTTTTCTTTCATAATCTACAAAATGAAAAAATACCATATCTATAAAATCATCTTCTTTAAATATCATTGGTGTTCTCCAATGAGAATAATCAGAAGATTTAAATATTAATGCATCATTATCTTTTAACATATACTCTTTATTTTCTATTACAATTGGCCACTCTATATTAGATCGCAATTGATAGTCAATAGTAAAATCAGTATTAGAATTGTCCTTATGAGGTATTAATCTAGGAATTCCATACTCTAAAGAGTATCTAGCAAACATAAATGTATTTGGAACAGCAGAAGGATTTATTGACTGTGCATGCCAGAATGCCTTTGAGTAGATTTCCTCTGGCATTTTATGTATATTAAAATGCATAACTGATCTACCAATATTTTTTTGCAATACTATAATTTCTGTATTTACCATTGTATTTTTATCTAAAACTACTGCTTTTCTTGTTAATAGTTCTTTGTCGACATATTCTGTTAAAAGGTCTATTTCTTTATTATTTAAAAAATTAAATTCTATTTTTGCATCTATCACGTATAAAGTATATCAGAAAACCTGGTATAATAGAAGGTATGCCATACAAAGTCGGTGCAAAAGGATCATACGGATGCTCAGGTTATCCAGCAGTAAAAGATGATGGAACTGTTATGGGATGTCATACTACTAGGGCAGAAGCAGCAGGACAAATTTATGCAATAAATAGAAGTGAAGGAAATATAGGAAAGGCAATGCCAAGCCTTAAAGAAGGAGATTGGGCACTTACTTCTCATGGAAAAGAAGATGAATTTCATATTGGCCAAGTTGTACATGTTATGTATGAAGGAAGACTTGGTGTTGAGGGTGGAGAGTATACTTTAGAAGCAAGTGCAGAAAATCCAGCAGTATTAATTCAGTTGTATGAACAAGATGAGAGCGGATTCTGGGAGGCAACAAGAGAGTACTCTGCATGTATGATGTCTTTAATGATTCCAATTGATCCACTACCAACTGAACCAGAATTAAGTGATATGGAGATGGCAATGGATAATTCAATGATGTATCAAAAATCAATTGATCCGTTTAATGCTTTAGGTAAAATTGAAAAAAGAGATTACTCTTCTGGTGCTAGAGAAAGAATGGCAGAGTCTGGAAACGCAATGCCAGATGGTTCATTCCCAATAGCAAATGCTACAGATCTTCGCAATGCCATTCAGTCTGTTGGTCGTGCAAAAGATTATGCAAAAGCAAAAGCACATATTATTAGACGTGCCAGAGCACTTGGGCTAACAAACATGCTTCCTAGTGAATGGGGTGCTGGAGTTCAAAAGTCAATTCTTGCAGATGCTTTTGACCCAACATTTTTTCTGAAATGAAAAGATCAAAATATTCATTTAATGATATGCAAATAAAGGATGGATGGATTGTTCGTATGACAAAAGATGGCAAGGTTAAGTCTAAAATAGAGCCATATACCGTAAAGCATACAAAGCAATTAGGAAAGAAAAATGGCTGATACATACTCACCAACATCTGGTATGAAGGCTGCTGCTAGAAGGGCTTTACGATGGAAAGAAGAAGGTAAAGCAACTGGTGCAGGAACTCCAGTAGGATGGGGTAGAGCAACCGATATAGTGGCTGGAAGAGGCCTTTCTTTGGATACTGTAAAGCGCATGTACTCTTTCTTTTCACGTCATGAGGTAGATAAAAAAGGTAAAGATTTTTATAACACATCCAATCCATCCAACGGTAGGATTATGTGGGATGCTTGGGGCGGAGATGCGGGATTTTCTTGGTCTCGAAGAATTGTAGAAAGAGAAAGGGATAAGGCCCTATTCGCTGATTTTGGAACAGACTATTCAAATGTAGAAAAAGTAGAAGAAATTTTTAAGGCTATTGGTGTTGGCTCAATGGTTTCATGGAATTCATCTGGAGGCAGGGCAACTGGAAAGATCACAAGAATAATTCGTAATGGTTCTTATAATGTTCCTAATAGTGATTTTACAATTAACGGTACTCAAGAGGATCCTGCTGCTGTAATAAGACTTTATAGAGATGGAAAGCCAACAGAAACAATGGTTGGACATAAACTAAAAACTCTGAGGGCTGCTTGAAAAAAGACTATAAAAGTAAAGAATGGCTGCATCAAAGATATGTTATTGATGAGGTTGAGCCAGTTGATATTGCAAAAGAGTTTAATGTTGATCGAAAAGTAATAATTGCATGGCTAGATGAATTTGGAATTTATCGTGATTATAAGAGGTTATTAAAAAATGATAAACGAAAAAATAAAAATAGTTGATGATTATATATTAGAAAATGATGCAAAACATTTTATTGACTCGATGGATCTAAATAATCTATCGTCTGAACACAGTGATAATTTTGGCGCTAAAGATTTTAAAAATGATCATATTGCATTTAATTTGTTAAAAAAATATGCAAAATCTACAAAAGATACTATTAAAAATCTTTATCTAATAAACAAAAATTTATATATATTTAAAACAATGGGATTTAAATGGCAAGATGGTTGGTCACAACACCCACATATTGACGCACAGGGACCAGGAAAATCTATAGAGTGGAGCGCTGTAATATATTTAAATGATAACTATGATGGTGGAGAAATTGAGTTTCCAAATAAAAATTTAATTTATAAACCTAAAAAATATTCAGCAGTATTTTTTCCAGGAAATGATGAAGAATATTTGCATCAGGTAAATACTATTAAAAATAATAATAGATATACACTATTGTTTTTATTTACAGCAAATATAGATGATGCAAATAAAGACTTTTTAGAGTAGCACTAACGGGAATCGAACCCGTCTTTTCGCCGTGAAAGGGCGATGTCCTAACCGATAGACGATAGTGCCTTGGAGCGGATAACGAGAATCGAACTCGTATTACTACCTTGGCAAGGTAGAGTTTTACCATTAAACTATATCCACATCGCTGGTCTGGTAGGACTCGAACCTACAACATCTCGGTTAACAGCCGAGTGCAACTGCCAATTGTGCTACAGACCATCAGCACCCCTGATTGGATTCGAACCAACGACTAACAGATTAGAAGTCTGCTACTCTATCCACTGAGTTACAGGGGTATTTAGTACACCAGGTAGGACTTGAACCTACGATAACCGAATTATGAGTTCGGGGCCTTAACCAACTTGGCTACTGGTGCTTACTTACTATCCAAATAATGATTCTAGTTGAAATAATGTAGACTTGCCAGTTCGCCTTTCATAGTTTTGTCCATCAACTTGTGATATAAATGTTGGAACACCAAGCACTCCAAAAAACTTTGCAGTATCTGGATTTTGATCAACATCTATTCTTGTATAAACAACATCAGGATGCTTTTCGGTAAACTGATAAATCACTGGTGACATTGCTTTGCATGGTTGACACCACTCAGCAGTAAAATGAATTAATTCTTTCATTACTAATGCACCTCTAAAATATTAAAGCCTGTTTCTCTTTCAATTACCATATGCTTATAATTTTTTAGACCAAGACTATCTTCTAGGCTTTTGATTACTAAGTCTACTGGCAAAGTAGAACAGGTATAAAGGTCAAACTGAATCATTCCAGGATTGGTCTCATCCCAGACATGCAGCGCAATATGAGATGTTTCAATCATTACGATAGCAGTTAGACCACGATTACCTTCTTTAGTTACATATGCAGTAAATGGTCCCTTGATTATTTTCATTCCAATTTCTTCAACTAAACTTTCCATCCATTTTGATATGAATGCTTCATCTACTGGTGGATTATCTGAATAACCGTTAACTAAAAGTTGATTGTGTAGCGCCATTATTCTCCTTTGCTGATTCTCTTCCAAACATATTTTTTGGATTATCGTCTAAAAATTTATCTGTTATTTTGTAGCCATTGATATCTAACTCTTGAAGTATTTTACCAGTAATTGATGATGGATCATCTGGCAACAAATATCCATAATTATCCCATAACATGTTTTTTATAACTGCATAAGCCGTTTGCATAGAATAATTGTATCAAACAATCGATACCTTTGCAAGTTGTGTATAATAGTAGTATGGACATACAAGCAGCAGATAGACCAGTTCGTGACCAAATATCAATGCAACCTAAAAATGGATGGATATGTAAATGCCAGGGATGCTCTAAAGCAAGAAAACATGAAAGACAGGTAATGCTTAGTATTATTCAAAGTGGTGGTCAATTAAAAGAAATAATGGACTATCTTAATCAAAAATGATTATAATGTAATATTTTTTTTATCATTGTTATACCTTAATATAAAAACTGGTTTTTCTTTTTTAGTTTTTTTATATGTCTCATTTTTTTAAAATCATAATAAATACTTTTTATTTTATTTATCATGTTAATATCTTACCTCCATATAAATTTTCCCAATTAATTATATCATTACTATCATTTAGTAGTGGCTGCCCTTTAATATTCAAACTAGTATTTAGTAAAACTGGCACTCCAGTTTCTAAATAAAATTTATTCAACACCCTCCATAATCCAGGATGCTGGTATCTATTTACTGTTTGAACTCTAGAGGTTCCATCAACATGCACAACTGCTGGTATTTGTTTTGGTTTTAAGCATTTAACAGTGTACTGCATATACGGACTGGTAAAATCCATATCAAACCATTTACTTGCATGCTCTTCCATAATTACTGGGGCAAAAGGTCTAAATAGTTCTCGTTTTTTTATTTTATTTACTTCATCTTTTATAGACGCTTCTCTTGGATCGGCTAAGATACTTCTGTTTCCAAATGCTCTTGGGCCATACTCCGCTCTACCAGTTGCGATAGGAACAATTTTATTTTTCTTTAATCTATCAATAATATCTAAAACTGGATATTTAGATCCAAGATCATGACCTAGGTATGGACCTTGCCAATCTAAGTGATTGCCATATAGTGCTGCTGCTGCACCCAAAGAACTTCCAGCATCTCCAGGATTTGGCATAATCCAGATGTCATCAAACAACGACCATAGTTGGGTATTTGCAGAACAGTTTAATGCACAGCCTCCCATAAAAACTAAATTCTTTTTGTTTGTTATTTTTTTTGCATATAACATAAACTCAAAAAGCCTATTCTCATATACTCTTTGTACTGCTGCTGCAATATCAAATCTATCTTGTTCTAAAATAATATGTTTCCAATCATCTATTCCACGATGAAAGTTATACTTTTGTCTATCAAAAACAGGGAAGTAGTCATTAATCTCTTTAAAATATTTATCATAGTCACCATATGCTGCCATACCCATAAGAATGTACTCTTCTTCATTTGGCTTTAGTCCAACAAGTTTTGTAAATGCTGAATAAAATAAACCAAAACTTACGGGATAGTTTAAAGAATGCTTTTGTATTATTTTATTTCCTTCTCCAGTCCAAATTGTGCTAGTATTCCATTCTCCAATTGCATCAATTACAACTATTACTGCATCGTCAAACTTACTTGTAAAATATCCTGCTGATGCATGTGAATAGTGATGCTTAAAACTAACTCTAGGAATATATTCTATATCAAACTTAGGCCTCCAGTCTGATGAACCGCCAAACAATAGTCTAGATTTTTTTAAATATGGCTTTTCATAATATGCTATCTTATCTGGTTTTCCATACTGCAAAGCATCATTAATAAGTTCTTTATTAACATACCAATCATTTTTAGTTTTGCTATATCTTTCAGCATGTCCAGAAAAAAGTATGTTACCGTTTTCAATCAAAGATACTGATGCATCGTGAGACGTTTCATTAATTCCTAAAATTATCATAATGCTCCTTAAACTTATCAAAAAATAGACTGCTCCAAGTTAAATGAAACTTAGATCCTGGATGATCATTGTCTGCAGTAAAATGCCAGTATTTATTAGACTCCTGCTCATCTTTATCTATCGTAGACATTATCAGTTGCATTTTATCTGCAAAGTTTGACTCAGATATTAGGCCTTTAAAGTTTAACTCTTCATATATAGACTGTGACACTCTTTCCCAACAAAACCATGACAGCATTATATTATTAGTTGAGCAAAATGATTCGAAGTTTTTAATTGTAAGAATATTGCTGGCTATATTTCCTGGTAAACTTGACTTATTTTTAAAAAATACTTTTGTCATATCTGTTATTTGTCTACTATAGACTGGATCTTGCATAGTGTTAAAATGTTTACTTTTTTTATCTAAATAAATAACTCTTTGTATTGGTGGAAGTAATAAAAATATATATTCTGGTTTTCCATAATTTTCAATAAATTTATAACAATTTCTAATTATTCTTTGTGTATCAAGACCAGATACTCCAAGATTATATAATTGCACAGAAGAGTAATCATTTTCAATATTACTTTTTAATATTGATGGCCAAACCAATTCATTTGGCATTTCTTGACCAAAAGTATTTGAGCATCCAGCAACTAAAACATTTATGTTGCTATAGTTTAAAACATCAAATTTGTCAGTTCTAAATCCTTGACTATTAAATTTATAAACAATATCTGTATCTGAATTTTTAAAAGTTCTTATATCGTCATTAGAGTTTGTTAATTTATATACTACTTCTTTTGCTCCATCTAAGTTTGTTCTGTGAAAAACAATGAAGTTATCTTGATTACTCCATTGCTGTGGAACATGCCAGTCTTCTTTGAATATGCCTAAAGCATTAAATAACTCAGATGTTGTTTTACTCTGTTCCATCAGAATAAACCTTGTTAGTCATGTTATGATACCAGTTTGGCAAAGCATATCTTATACCGTTTTTCATTTCTGCTACCTCATGAGAAAAAACAAAGTTTGATGGAAAGAAAATAATACTACCAGCCTCTGGTTTAATGGTAACACCAACGGAAGTAAAAGATATCTCTCCTCCCTCGTAGTCATCATTTAGATACATAACAACAGACAATGTTCTACTGCTAAGTCCATGATCAGAGTGCTCTGGTAGATATCCAGCCTTTTCATATTTTAATATGCTCATCTGGTCTTCTTTACCTTTTATATTTCTTCCAGCAAATGGATATAGTTCGTTTGAGTAATGCATAAATGTTTTATCTAAAGCATTAAACAATGGGTCTGAAAATTTTGCATACTCTCTATAATAATAGTCGTGAGGTTTTAAATCTGATGTTCGTAATATAAATTTTTGTTTACAAAAATGCTGATCTCCATGATCCCAGTTATGCCAAAGCCTGAGTGCTGTTCTCTTTTCTATTGTTGGATCTTTTAGTAAATTACTTTTCATTTTTGCATCGGCATTTTCAAGATCGTCAATTATTTGCTGAGGATTGTCTATTGCATTTCTATAGTATACAAGACCATCTGCCATTTTTTCGTATGTAAAACTCATAATTCGATTATAGCATAGAGTATAATTAAACTGTGAAAACATTTTTAATATGCCCAGGTGCTGAGAGGTCTGGAACATCATGGCTGCACACTTATTTAAAATTAAATAAAAATATAAACTTTGGAGACTTAAAAGAATATCACTATCTTGACTCAGTTAATTTAAAAGAATTTGCTGGTTTTAAAAATAATAATATAAAGCATGATATTTTTTATAAATTTTATCAAAATGAACTTGAGTATTACAACTATTTTATTGATATTTTAAATACTTATGATATAACTGGAGACTTTTCTCCTGGATATTCTGGATTATCAGAAGATGTTTTTGCTAAAACCATCAATACTTTTAAAAATTTGGGGGTTGAAACGAAAGCAATTTATCTTGTTAGAGACCCAGTTAAAAGGCATATATCTGCAACTAATCTACGAATAAAATATGATCATCTTAGTCTTAGTAGTGACGAATATAATGAAATGATATTGTTTAATATTGATGATCCAATTTTTAATATAAATGGTGATTATAGAAGATCGCATGAAAAAATGTTAAACGTATTTAAAGATAATTATTTAATTAAAAAATATGAAAACTTATTCAATGAAAAATCTATACAAGAAGTTTGCAATTTTTTAAATATAGAATATTTAACTCCTAATTTTGAAATAAAAATAAATGAAAAGCCAGTCTTTAACTTAGAAATTTATGAGTCAACAATAGATCAACTGTATTTTTACTATCAAAAAGAAATAGAGTTTATAAAAACAATAGATGTTTAATTAAACTATTCTTGATCTTCGTCCTCAAGTTCAACTTCATACCAATCCCCATATTTAACAGATTGATTAATTAAGAATGATGCAATAGAACCACATAAGTTTCCATAAAAACCAAGAAGTCTGTTTGAGTTTAAGTGTGGTATATACTCGTCATCATTCAGGTTTGGCATTTAAATCTCTTTGCACCATTGCCATATTATTTAAAACTACCTGAGCAGCAAGTGCATCTCGTAAAGCCTTTTCACGTCTTTCTTGTTTAGAAAGTTGTGGCTTATTTGCTAATCTTTTTTTGTTTTTTAAATATCTTTTTTGTCCCTGTTTTGCTTTTACTGCGCTACTTTTTTTCATTCTGATGCAGCCTCTAATACTTCCTCTAGGTCAGTAAACCCAGCATCTTCAATCTTTAAACTTTGTAGGAATAGTTCAAATGTTTCTTCAACAAATATTTCTCCTTTGTTGGTCATCTTAACAAGATCACTATCAACAAGATATGCCATTGGCAACCCTAAATCATTGTATTCAATAAAGTCTACAAATTCTGAATCATCTCTATAATCCATCCAAAGTTTTCCAAGAATTCTACATTTGCTTTCAATATCTGTCATATCATCCTCCAGTTATACTATACCATAAAGTTTTAGTAAGTCAACTATCTTAATAAAAAGCATACCTGATGTAAAGATAAAAGTCAATTATCCGACTTGATTAATAGTAATAATAGTAGATGGAATTTGTGGTCCACCCATTGCTCCAGTATTATATTCTAAAGTAATAGCATTGTTATCTGTAGCCCAGTAAATTTCTGTATATTCTCCAGCATTTAATTGTACAAAAAAGTTCCAAGCAGCAACTATATAAGGGCTGTTTGGAATTACTGCAATTCTTGTGTTGCTATATGGAACTGGTTGTCCATTTTTTGTTAGCCAAATTTCTGCAGTTGTTCCATTGCCAGCACCACCACGATTGTGTAATTGAAATGAAAATGCAAGATTATATAATCCATTATGTGCTGCTGTAATTCTGCTACCATTAACCACAGAAAAGCCATTAGCAACGTCCTGAGTTCTAATTAAAACTGGTTGACCAGTAGAAAGTGTACTAACAGATTGATCTAATACATCATACCAAGCACCATAATATCCAAATCCACCTGCTGCCCCAGTTTCCCCTTGAGGACCTTGCTCTCCTTGTGGGCCTTGAGGTCCTGTAGCGCCAGTTGGTCCTGCTGGTCCAACTATATGCCCAGCATCAATCCATTCATTTAATTCTGAGTTCCAAGAATATAAATGATCTCCAACTAAATGTGCGTCTCCTGGTTCTCCAGTAGGATGTTCTGCAATAAAATCTTCATAAGTCTCATGAGCATCAAGTATTTGTATTCCGTATGTAACAGCGCCAGGATGAGTAAATCTTGCCATATTACATCAACTCAACACCAGTCCATAAAACTGCTGCTTGTGCTCCATTAACATCAGATATTGCATATAATGGATCTCTTCCAGGTAGTTCAATAGACCAAGCGTTATTTGGTAGAATTCTATATCCGTAATTTGTTGTGCTGACTCCAGCACCACCAAGATATACATATGCGGTAGCATTTACATTTTGAACTGTTATGTCCATACCAGTGTGATAACCTTCTGGGGTTAATCTTGTTGCGGTAGTGTTGCTAAGCGTAGTAAGTGCATGAGTGGTCATATAGTTATTATAACATCTAATAATGTAAACTAATCCAAAAATATCCAAGATCTAATACTGCATAGTGTTTGCTTATCTCAAATCCAACGGCAAATCTGGAAAAAGAATAGTTCATCGTAATGTTAAATCTAATACCTCTACGCTTGCTTGTTTCTCTTGGCAATTGTGGTCGTTTTGCATTGTTTGTCATATTAATCCTAAAAGAACTTAAACATTATTCCAACAAATGTACCGATAAGAAGTCCCCAAGCAACAAATAAAAATAAGTCTGCCATTATGGTGCATATGTTTTAAGATGGCATTTACACACATCTATTACTGCAAACATACCCTTCTCATTTAGCCCTAGATCAGTATAGGTTGCAGGCTTATTACAATAAGCACAAGTATCCTTTTTATCTAGAGTTTCCATACTTACATTATACCATTAAGGGTTGTTGGGTCGCCTTCCCTTTGGTATAATCCTATATCCTTCTTGGTCCAGGGATTCTAAAATGGTCTTCGTAATCTTTTCATAATCCATCTCTATAATAGAATTATCTTCGTCTATTTTATGAAAAGTAACACTATCTGAAAATGAGTCTTGCAACGCCACAAAGATTAAGTCCTTTATGGGGTTCTTTGACATAGTTTTATTATAACATTTTGTTTGTTTTACTACTGTTCATTTTATTTTAACCACTTTTTGTATATATACTGATATTATAAAAGTATGATAAAGTTCAAATTAGTAGCCACAATGGTGGCTTTTTTTATGCTGTTTTCACAAATTCCAGCCAATGCATCTAATGTAAATGGTTCTGGATCTAGTTTTATATTTAATTTTTTAAATACATGCAAGGCAGACTATGCTAAAGAAACTGGTAATGATGTAAACTATAATCCTTTAGGGTCTGGCTCTGGGTTAAGTATGTTTGTTAAGAAAACTGTAGACTTTGCTGCTACAGATGTTGCATTTCCACCAGGAATGAAGGTATCAGAAAAATTTGTATACGTTCCGTTAGTAGCAGGACCAATTGCAATTGCGTATAATTTACAAGGATATAATAAACCTATAAGATTAAAGAAAATAACATTGGCAAAAATTTTTGCGGGTGATATAACAAAATGGAATGACCCTGCAATAGTCTCAGATAATACAATAAACAAAATAAAACCAAAACTACCTAATAAGCCAATTATGGTTGTCTATAGGTCGGATAGTTCTGGAACAACACAGGTGTTTACAGAGTATCTATGGGCTACTAATGCAAAAATTTGGAATAAATTGCCAAGCAAGTCATTTGCTCAGGCTTTTCCAAAATCTAGCCTGCCAATAGGAACTTTTGTTTCTGCTCCAGGAACTAGTCTTGTGGCAACAACTGTAGCAAGAACAGATGGTGCTATAGGATACATGGAATCCTCATTTGCGACTAATCAAAAACTATTCAAGGCATCTATTGAAAACAATGCTGGAAAGTTTGTTCAGCCAACGGTACAAGGAGCATCTGAGTTTTTAAGTAAGTTCACCATATTAGAAGATGGATCACTTTTATCTGATTATAATAATCCTAATCCAAAGGCTTACAACATATCTACATTCTCTTATGGCTTGGCGTGGACTGCAAAGAGTGAAACTAATCTAGCGGTCAAAGATTTCTTTAAGTATGTGGTTGGACCATGCTCAAAGAATAACGCTGTAAAGTTAGAGTACTCTCCACTAACTGGCAATATATTGAAGTTCGCTAATAAGCAGATATCTCAAATAGGCAGTTAAAGTTCGGCGGGAAATAGAAATACAAACACCCCTATGCTCTACACGAGCACTATGAGTTAGTATTCTCACTTTGCCATATATCTCCACAATCTATACACATAATACCTGGATCTCTCATATAGTACCTATGTTCATGAATATTTTCTCCTCTTAGTTTTCTTTGAAACTTGCCTTCTGGGTTATGAACATGACATAAGGTATATGGATACGTGGCTGGAATAGTACATTGTTTACCATTATTTTTAGTAGCGGTACATTGTGAAAGCATATAAACAGGATATCAAAAAATCAGGGGGAAGTCAAGAGTTATAGACAATAACCCCTATAGTACAAACAATCATACCTATACAAACATAGATGAAGTCGTATGACTTAAAATTAATCAAGGTCATCATCTCCTGATATTAGTGAATCCTTATAGCAAGATGAGCAATAGGCTCTCTTTGTAGTAACGAATTTGGCCAAATTTAGATCACAAATATCACATAGGAAATCAGACATAGAGACAATTATATAACTGTTTATGGCCAATGATCCATCAAGAATGATGTTTGTATACCCTGGCAAATAGGCGTATATGGCGTTTAAAGTATATCTGGAAAGGAGTGTTTGGATGAATTAAATATTACTGATATTTTTTAGATATGACTGTTTGTGGAGTGAAGTGGAGGATAGTGGAGTATAGAACGTTTTTTCTTGTGGTGGTCGTAATGTCCAAACACTATATCTAGTATATCCCCAAACATTTATATCCCCAAACACCCATATCACATATATAATTGTTTGTCAAATCACCAAACAAACATAACAATTTGGTAACAAAATTTCCAGGATTTTTCAAACAATTTCGTAATAAAATAAAATAAAAAAATATAAATGTTTGATAATCAGGGGAAAAGTTTTATATTTCGTAATGTTTTATATAGGGGTATTTGGTATAGATTGTTTGGGTAGGCCCCGCCAAAAATTGGGGCTACTGGAATGGAAGATGCTCAGTCTTTTTGCTGATCTTGGCGGGGGATTTAATAAATGCTATTAACTTACTAATACCAGTATACTTAAGGACATAGAATGAAGCCTTCTCAAACTTAGTCTTTGGCTTTGATGGAAGATCGTTTATAAAATGTCTTCTAGATAGATAATAAGGTCCATATATGGCTTTT